GCGTCGTTTGTAGAGGCTTGGTCGTACCACGTATCGACGTAACACGAAGCCGTTCCCGCCAAGGAATCGGGGTTGGTGTACGTTGTACCGTTTACCGTCCCAACATTGATGAACTGCCCCAACGTGGTCGCCGTCACCCCCGCGCTTGCATTGCTGATAGCAGAATCTAACGAGAGGATGTTGTTAGAGTCGTAGGCCACGTCTGCCTCATCGTCGTCTCCTGTGCCTCCTGCCGTGTCCCTACGCACCCGCAGGAGGACAGTGGTGGCGGTAGCCAACCGACGCACGGAATACGCTGCCGCGGCCCCGGTGTAGGTGTCCAGCAGGAACCCCGCACTCGGAATCGTCAGCCCGTTGATGTCGGCGATGTTCGCCTTCGTCACCGCGTCCACCTTCGCCACGTTAGCAATGGCGACCGCGCTTATCTTACTAATCTCAGCCAATTTCGATGAAGTCCTGAGAGGGTGAGAAGAAGACCTTCGATCCTGAACCACTCCCCGCACCCAACGCGTACCCCACTACGCGAACAAAGTCCCCGCCTGCAGTAGGTTGAGTAGCGGTAATGTCACCAGCATTAGTAGCAGATATATACAGCGGGTCGCCAGCAGTAGCGGAGTTGTTGTGGTTGATAAATCCAATACCATGAACTAGCATACCGTTGGTGCTAGAGTTACCCCCAATGGCCAATCCCAAGAGCCCCTCGGTTGTAGTGTCAGCGTTAGCATCTACCGCCGTCCAAGTTCCGCTAGCAAATGTGTACACTTCACCAGCAGTCGTGGCGTCGTCACCGAACTTCACGATTGTACCCTCGGCCTCACCTGTGGCGGCAACAATACCGTCAGAAGTAGACTGAGTAATCATCTCTAGCTCCTGACCCAATCCCGCCCCGATTGTGATTGAGGCGTCAGCGTTGGTAATGCGAATGTTTGGACCCTCAGATAAGGATGCGTTTTCAAACTGCGAGTCCGTGTTGTCGTAAATCAGCAGATGACCAGCAGCAGGGGAGGTGACGTTGGCGTCACTCAGGTCGCTCAGACCCGTAGTCCCCGCCGCAGCACCGAGCTCGACAAAGTCTTGCGAGGGGTTGAACATGACCACGTTGTTGTCAATGTTCTGACCCAAGACCCGCAGAATCTCCCCGTCAGATGTCGGGGCCGTCGCCGTCAGCGCCCCTGCGGTACCAAGGAACAAGACGTCCCCTGTTGCCCCTGCGGCATCGGCGTAGTAGTACACCCCTTGAATCAGAACCCCGTCAGCGGTTCCACTAGCCCCGAGTGCGATACCGAGGATACCCTTAGCCGTAGCCTCTGCCGCATTCGATGCCGCCACCCAGTCGTTGTCGGTAGCGTTGAAGTAGTACACAGTGCCCGCCGTAAGCGTGTTGCCTGCGTCCCCGACCTTCATCACCAAGCCCTCGTAGTGGCCTGCGCTAGAGAGTGCCGTGTCACGGACAACGTACTCTAGCTTCTGCCCGTCAAGAGTGGTGGCACTGCCTGCACTAACCGTAGCCCAGGTGGTGTTCCCGCTGCCGTCGGTCTGCAGGTACTGTCCGCTAGTGCCTGCCGTCTCTGGGAGCACGAAGTCGTAAGAGACGTACGTGCCGCTATGAGCAGGAGACTTGAGCTGAACGTAGTGCGACTCAGAGCTTTCGCAGTACAGCTTGACCTTGGACTGATCGGTTCCGTCGTTCCTGACATCTACTAGACCCGAGGAGATGTTCACCGAGTCGTTGACGGCGGAGCTACCCAAGCTCACCACACCCGTACCGTTGGGCTGAATCGAGATGTTCCCGTTGGTGGTGGTGGTGTAAATCCTTTGGTTGTTTACGTCGAGCTGAGCTGACAAGGACGGGGAGGTGTCGTCTTGCAACCTGCCCCCGTCAATGCTAAGGGTGCTAACAGATCCAACTTGAGTAGCAGTAACAGTAACTGTAGTGCTTGAGCCGGCAACAACGTTGAGAGTGTCAGCAGGATCGTCAGGGCTAATCGTTGTGGTCCCGTCGCTGAAGTTCAGGAACTTGTCCCCTGCGTCGCCGCTGATGGTAACGCGAATAAAATCGTCTTGTGGCTCACTAATAACCACGCCATCACCCTCAAAGTCGAGCTGAGTAAGGCTATTAGTTAAGGTGACCCCCGTGTCTTGAACGGTGACCGCACTACCGCTGGCAGTAGAGGCAATCGTAATCGTGTCCCCGCCCTCAGTCAGCGTAACCCCCGCACCAGCGGCAAGGGTGATAGAGTCTGTGCTTGCGTCAGTACCCGTCAGGGTAATGGTCGCGTCGTCCCCGCTCTGAGCCGTGTCTAGAGAGTACTCGGTATTGTCAGAAGCAATCGTGACCTCGCTGCCACTAGAAGACACGGTGACGTTGCTTCCGCCTGTTAAGGTGACGATGTCGTTGGCCTGGTCAGCTACGATGTTGTCGTCGCCAGTGATAGCGATAGTGGAAAACGAAGTAATCGCCTCCCCGTCTACAGTAACTGCTGCCCCCTTCTCTCCTTTCGGACCCCTAGAGGTAATGACGATGGTGTTCTTTGATACGGCCATGACTTAGTTGTCGGCTTCTGCGACGTCCTCCACCACCCTGAACGGGCCACGAAGGATAGTCTTTTGTTCTTCTGATGATGTGTTGTATCGCTGCAAGTCGTAGACGTAGCGACCAGAGGCGACAAGCTCCATCTCAGCCGCCGTACAGCGGATGGTGAGTTGGTTGTTAATCCCTGCGTCGTTGCTTCCCGAACCAGAGATTTCTATCGAGAATTTGCTAGCAGGGGGCGGGACGGTAGCCGAAGTAGTAATTACGTTGCTACCAAAGGAGGACATAATCAGCCCCTCGTTGCCGTCACTGCTAGCCTTGTCCCTCACCTCCATTAGGAACTCGTCCCCGTCGAGGTCGTCCTCATTGCCTGCTGCCTCCTCTCCGATGTAGAAGGTCAGGGTCACGTCGAAGGTGTCCCCCCGACGGGTGGTGATGGCCACCTTCTCGCTGATGTCTAGGTCTAGTCGCCTTGCCATTACTCCATGAATTGATTAATGATGGGCTCTTCACCCTTGCGCTTTGCGATGAGTTCCTTCTGGGCCTCCTTCTGCTTGTCCACCCGCTCGTCCTTCTTCCCCTCCTTGAACACCTCAATCTTCTCGCGGAAGTTCTGATCGTCCTCACGGAAGCCGAGCGTGGCCTGAGCGCGAATCATCTCAATCTCCCTGCGGTACTGGTGCTTGACGGCCTCGAGTTGCATCTCGAGCTCGTTCTTGAGCTGCAGGGTCTGTGCCTCGAGTTGGGCCTCCACCTGCATCTCCTGCTGCTTGGCCTGAGAAGCCACCATCGCGGCCTGCTGTGCCTGCTGGGATTGGACTTGGGCGTTCTGCTGTGCCATCTGCTGCATGCGCTGAATCCTCTTCTTGCGGCGAACAATCAACAGCCTCTCGGCTTGATTGATGTCCTTCATGTTGCGGATGGCGATGGCGTCCTCGATGTCGAGTTCCTTCTGAGCGAGGGAGACTTGGATATTCTGTTCCAAGTACGCCTTCTCTACGTCCTCCATCTCCTTCTGCACCGTGACCCCAAAGTTGTACATCGGGAGGTTACTGAAGCTGTTCAGCACGGCCATGTTCTCCTTGCCGATGGCGTTCTCGTACACCCTGTACACGACGCTCTCAGACGGGAGGACCTGCAGGCACTTCACTACGTCCTCGCACACCTTCTTGAACAGAATCATGGAGGAGTTGGTGACGTCGTAAATGGCGTTGTTCCCAGCAGCGATAGCTTGCTGCTGAACCCCCACTAGGGCGTCACCCTTTGGGGTGGAGGCGTCCATCACCTCGTTGATTCCCGTGGCGTCACGGATCATACGCAGGTAGTGGTTGTACAAACCGATGAGTTCGTTGACGTTGCGGATGGCGTTGCCAATCTCGCGGACAGGGGGGTTCTGAAACCCGCCCTCAGGGTTCTTGCTACGGTAGTAGAATACGCCTGTCTGCTCGTAGATGTCGTGTAACTCTAGCGGCTGCAGCTCCCCGCCCTTTCCGAGCTGTACGTTCTCTAGCCCCTCGATGTCAATCACCAGCCCGTCGGGCTTGGCCTTGGCGATAGCCTGCTGCAGCTTCAGGTGCGTGAGCTGAAGCATGTCCGCAAAGCCGATGCAACTGTCCACCAAAGACTTCGGGACCATATCCCGCATGTTGGTAGCCACAGGCGAGTACGACATCCGCGTGCGCGTCAGGTCGTGCATGTTGCGAGGCATGTTGCTCATCAACCCGTAGTTGAAGATGAACTCGCTCCCCATCACGTACATCCCGTAGTAGACGTTCTCCACCTCCATCTTATGCGGGGTGCGAGAGAACACGCTGTTGGGCTTCTCCTTGTAGTTGTAGCCTTGGTAGAAGAACCCCGTGTTGCCGAAACGATTCTCCTTCTCCTCGAAGAAGACCGTGTCTACGGACACGAACTCAAAGCACAGGACCTCGACCATGTACTCGTCATACCCTGAGGTGTACTTACCCGTGAAGTTGTCGTACGAGGTAGCGTGCGGGGAGGAGTAGTCCCCCTGCTTGTGCTTCTTGGCCCCCTTCTGAATCTTCTTCAGTTGCTCCTCGGTGAGCTCGTCACCAGCCAGTCGCTTCAACTCACTGATGGTTATGCGTTTGACGTGGCCTGCGTACACCAAGTCGTCCATGCTCGGGTCCTCGGTGTAGCTGTGCACGAAGCTGCCTGGATCGACGTACTCTACCTTGACCCCGTAGTTCGGGTCGTTGGTGCGCTTGGATACCGCCATCCCGATTGCGGTCAGGTCGGATACGCAGCGTCGGTAGGTGTTGTCGTCGAAGTTGTTCCACTCGAGCGTCATGTTCGTCGCAATCTGAGCGGCGATTTCGGCGTCGGTCTTGATGTTGGTCTCGAAGAAAATCTCTGCCTCCTCGAGTGTTTCAGGGAGCATCTCGGGATCGTCACCGATGGTCAGCCCCCCAGTCTCTTGCTTCAGTGCAATCAGCTCGTCGCGGGCTGCGACCTGCATCTGCATCATCTTCTTCTGCTGATCCTTCTCCGAAGAGGACAAAGGGTCGACAGCCTCTAGGTTCGGGTACGGGGAGCGCGAGAGGATTTTGTTCGTGACGATTCGGGCAAACTTGGCCAGAATGGGTACAGGAGTAAAGTCAAGATTAACAAGACTGCCATCCCCATTATTTGGGTCCAGGCTAGTAAGGATTTGCTTATAGACAGTAGTGTCCTGCGTGCCGTTGGCATAGTCCCTGTTGCGCTCGAAAATCTTCTGCCTCTTGCGAAACAGAGAGTTGTAGTCGTCGGCGTTACCCCACTGCTTCTCGATGGCCTTAGCGTACCGCAGCCCGTACTCTTTGCTCTCCTTCTTTTCCTTGGGGACCATAGGGTCAGGAAAATTAGAAGAGTATTTTGTTTTGGAGTCTTGCATAATACGACTACTTGTCGTCAAATGCAAATATATTAAACTCTGCTAATCCCTTTGTACCTTCTAAAGAAGCGCTTCTCAGAAAAATTAGTGGGTGGTTTTTCGGGCTTTCCCTTCTGTGCAGCTAGCAAAGCAAGCCCCGCGCTAATGGTCAGGTCGAACTTAGTTCGCTTGTCAATCTTGAATCCCACCCAGTCCTCTAGCGTGCGGTTGAAGTACATCCTCCCCATCTCCCCCGTCTCCCTGTTCACCCCGACGTGCTCGTGAACGTAAGCCTCGATAGCCTGTGCGTGAGCATGAATGACGTCTTGGGAGTTAGAGGGGACACCCTTAGTCTTTACGTTACTGTGACTCCCTGGCACCTTGAGGTGATCGGGTCTCCCCATCAGGTACCCGTCGTACCCCCTGTCCTCGAAGTACCTCGCAATCCCGTACTTGTTGTTCTCAATCAAGATGGGGTAGCCGTAGAAGAAGGCGCACATCAGCACGTCCTCGTAGAAGATTTTGGCTAGCGGGGGGCGGGAGGCGTACTCCACCACGAACATGTTGCTCGGGCGGTGTTCGTCCATGGTGAACTTGTTATACACGTGCAGCGCACCCTTGGACCCCCTGCCGTCAAGTGTAGCGTCGAGGTCGTAGGAGTCAACGCCACCGCAACCGAAGGACGGGTACGGGGGGACGAGCTTGCTGTTCTCCCTGCGCTTGACGTTCCTTGTTTCCACAGGGGGTAGCCACGAGACGTAGAACCGTCCCTTGGGATCGGGGGAGAAGACCACCTCCTCGTCCTTCTTGTTCTCTTTCCATATGAAGTTGCCTCTGACGACAGGGTTGGGGAATAGGTCGTCGTTGTACTCCACCTGCTCGTATATCTGACCTACGTTGAACAGGCTCCCGTCCACGCTGTCGCGGAAGGCTTCGTCCTCGGTGAAAGGGAACTGCCTCACCACCTCGTTCAACTCAGAGGCATCGTTCTTGAGGCTGTCCCTTTCGTTTTTCAGGAACGTCTTGGCCCCGAAGTCTACGTACTCCCCATCAATCCCTATCACGGGCTCCTCAGGGTCTTGGACTACGGCCCTCCCGTACACGTCGAAGAATCCCTCCAAGGCATCGTAGGCAGGGATGAACAGCCTGTACAATCCAGACCTAGTCCTCCCGTTGGCGTTGCGCTGGTCGGGGTTGGAGTCCTGCCACAGCTCCTTGTACTCTGCCCCTCCCTTGTCCATCGGGTTCACCGTGCTCCCGACCAAGGCCGTCCCCACAATCTTCCTACCCACAATCAGGCAGGTACGCTCGATCCTCCACGCCTCGCGGATGTCGATGGGCTTCTCCCACTTCCCTGCCTCGTCGAGGTACAACATATGTAGCTTCTCTCCGTCGTAGGCGTTGTTGGTGGTGTTCTTCCAGTTGATGATGCTGTTGAGCGCGTCGCCGCTCCTAGTGGTCTTGTTGTTCTTGGTGATTCGCTTGGACGGCTCACGGAAGGCTAGCTCCATACGTGGGTTGGTGGTACCGTCTTGGATGGGCTTGAAGAAGAACGGGTAGTGACGGAACATCTGCACCACCTTCTTCATGAAGATGTTCTCTTGGGCGTCCTTACCTGTCTTGCTCTGTATGCCGAGCAGCTTGTCCTTGACCTGCGTGGCTTCGTCGAGGAGTACGGCGGAGCAGATGTTGGTGTACCCAGATCGCCTGCACTTGGTGTAGAGCTGACC